ATTCCTCTTCCGCCATAATTTTTATAGCTGGGAGTATTTTTATTGTAACATCTTGATTTTATGGAACTCCACTTTTTATAAAACTTTCCTGTAGACTCTCCATGACAAGACCTTGTTTTTTTTGCATAATAGCTTCTAAGACATCCACAAGAAGTACTTGTACCTCTTTCAAGATTATATTGATAGCATTCAACATATTTTCCACATTCGCAGCGGCAAAGCCATAATGTGTTTCTATTTTTTTTGCCTACTATTTTTACAACCTTTAAATTTCCAAATACCATACCTGTTAAGTCTTTGGCTTTGTGCCTACAGCCGCAACTCGTTATATGTCCGTTTCTTAAACCTTTTCCGCTTTTTACTACGATTTTCCCACAATCACACTTACATTTCCAAGAATGATAACCTTTTTCACTCTTTCCTGCGTATTCCAACACTGTAAGCATGCCAAATTTTTCACCAGATAAATCTTTTATTGCCATGTACCTAACCTCCTTCTTTTTTTATATTATATCAGAAATTAGGTACATAAACAATTCTAATTTTTCTGTCAAAAAAAATTAACAATTACAATTTCCATTGCATCCGCATCCAGAATATGGATATGGAGCCGGGACTACGTAGGATGGCACAGGCATAGGATTTATCCTACGAATCAGTTCTGCTGTCTGCGCTTCCTGGTTTGCCGCAATGTAAGCATTCTGTGCGGACTGAGAAGCCGCCAGTTTAAGTGCCTGATTCTCTGCTCTAAGGTCTGCTGTCTCTTTCTGGCAAAGATAATCAAGAATGGCACGGGTGTTGCTGTTCTGATTGTCCAGAATATCTCTGGTGTTGTTGTTCATTGAGTTCTGGATTGCACAAGTACTGGTAGCCATATCATATCTGATCTGAGCCTGTCCCGCTCTGTTGTCGCAGCAACACTGAGCTAACTGAGACTGCAATGCGTTTGTATTCTGCATATTCGCTACAGTATCGGCATTGATTGCCTGCTGGATTCCAAAGCCGGTCTGCATAATATTCGTATTGATGCCGTTGAATCCGGTAAGCATACCGTTGTTCACTGCATAGAATCCATCACAGAGGCCGTTATTGATTCCGTCAAGCTTGCTGATTACTGCGGAGTTATCAAATCCTCTCTGAATGTCTGCCTGAGTAGCTGCTGTGGCTGCATATCCACCGCCGTTGCCATTATTGCCCCAGCCGTTGTTTCCCCATCCGAAGAAAGCAAAAATGAATAAAACAATAATCCACCAGCTGCCATCTCCACCAAACATGCCGTCATTATTTCTACCGTTTCCAGTAGCGGCGGCAATGTCTGCTAAACTATAATTTCCATCCATAGTTATAATCTCCTTTATTGTGTATTTACATCAATCTGGCCAGATTGTAATGTACTATTTCATTCCTTTCAACATGTGCTGGAATTGCCCTGCCATCTGTTGAACTTGATTGAGCTGCTGTTGAGAAATCTTTCCAGACTGCAACATTTTCTCGACTTCTGCTTTCGGATCTCCCTTAAAATTCTGCTTAAACTGCATAAACTGCTGTATCATCTGCATTGGTCCGTTTCCCTGTGTCATCCCACCGCCAAGTGCGTTAAATAATGGATTACTCATCTGCATTTCCTCCCTTGATTGCTGGCTCCTGTACAGTATTAGTTCTAACAGGTTCAGAAAATGAATTTAATCGACTTGCTATAGCGTCGCATTTGGCTTTTAAATCATCGTATTCTTGTCTGGTGACGTACTTACTGTCCATGTTCTGAACAGGCTGCTTAGGTGGCATCTGAGTGCCTATTTCATGATACTCAAACGTCCGTAATGGTTGTGGCATACCAGAAACGTCTGTAGATTTTATGTAGAACTTTTCACTCTCTGAATCCATCAGTAAAACGCTTGTCCCAGGTGCTACCAGATAGGATTTTGCGCCGACTTCGCCGGATACCCACAGGATACCGCTATTATTCTGCTGTGGTTGCTGTACTGGTTGGGTTGGCATCTGGACAGGCTGTTGCTGGAACTGGTTCATCTGCCCAGGAACGCCAAAACTATATTGATAAGGATTGTTATATAATGCCATCTTATACACCGCCTTTCTGATTATATTCTAAAATAAAAAAAGAGCCTTAGACAGTTCGTCTAAGACCCATATAAGTATCTGAAAAGTATCAGCATACTTTGATTATTTTATTATTTACCCTCCGGCTTAACCGCTTTGCTGTTGATATGCTCACATTCATCTGCTCAGCACAGTATTCGAGAGTGCGTTCCTGACATCTCATCCGGAACAGTCTTTCTTCGTCCGGTGTAAAATTACACTCTATCAAGAATCTGTCTATATCTTTCTTAGTGAACACATATAATTTCATGAGCATACCCCTTATTAATGCAATTAACGCTGATTCTGTGCAAGATAATTTGTAAGCTTCTGTTTTGTTTTTTTTAATTCTTCTACATTATTCCCACTAATCTGGCTGTCCAGCATGGTTGATAACACTTCCAGAATTAATGAATCTCGCTCTGCAATCCTCTGAAGACTCTCAAAGTCACGCTTGTCGTGTTCTTCCAGTGTTTCTACTCGCTTATTAAGTCGGAATGCCGGGGTAATCCATTTAAAGATTACAGCCGCTGCCCCTCCGACAATAGACACCCCTCCGCAGATAGAAAGGAAAATCTGTACAAATTCTGATATGCTCATTTAGCTACTCCTTTTCCCAGTAATATACCGGGACTTCATTTCCGGAATCCCATGTATCATAATATTTACCATCTTGTACTGTCACCACATGACCATCTATACAAAGGATATACGTACCTGTCGGATGGTCTGTACAAAAGTCGTTGACTGTATAGATATATCGCTCTGATTGTTCAATCAGTTTGCGTCTGTACCCGCGTTTATAGAGGTACGCTCCCCAAACATAATTTGCACTCGGCATATCTGACAGAGTGCACGCCTGTATCATTAATCCGACGAATACCGTTTCCCAGTCGAAGCCAGTTGCTTTGCATATTGCTCGGACAACGCAATCTCCTGTTCTTTTATCCTTAACAGGATTTGGATTATAATATTCCCATCTGTCCATCAGTCAATCCCCTTTGCTGTCTTATATCGTTTTGCCGCTCCTCTGGCTTTTGCGGCGTTCTGGCGGTCCCATTTAGCTATCATAAGTCGGTCTTGCAGTTCTCTCAGGTCATTCTGCTTGCAGTAGTCCTTATATGCAGCATTTTGTTTCTGTAAAAGATAAGACTTCCGGTCAAGGTCTTGCTGTAATGCGAATTTCGCCTTTTCGTTCGGTGCATTGTCGACTCCTGCTTGTAATCCAAGAACCTCTCTCTTTGTTTTGCGGATTCTTCGCTCATAAGTACGTTGCCGCTGTTCTTTTTCGTACTGTTTGCCTTTGTCGGCTTTGTCCTGTGCTGATAATTCCGCATAGGGATTAAATTCTCCATCACTGGCTCCAAAGCTATGCCGACAGTTGACCCCTGACAGTCCACTTGCCGTTCCATATCCGGTCAATGAGAACGGTGGAAATTTCTTGCTCTTGCCAGAACGAGAGTATATCTTGCCTTGCCACCATGCGTGATTTCCCGGATTCTCACCGCCGTCACCTGTTCTGGCTCCCATGTGAGCACTGACCAGAACTAAATCCCAGCCCATTTCTTCCATGCGTTTGAGGGATATATCTCCAGCAGCCTGAGCCACGCCAGTTCTAACAGAACGTGCGACTGCTGTTTCGATCGTGTCTTTTCTGCCAGATGGATATGTTACTGTAACGCCATTACTCACAACGTTATTAACTGCCTCTTTGATGGCTTGCGTATATCCAACTGCCCCAGTCATTACATGATTATATGCAAGGTCGCATTGCTCAATATAGAGCCTCTGAGCGGCACTTGCGGTTGTTCGTGTAAAGTTCTTCCACTCGCCCATGGTTGCAAGCATATTCCGCTCCATGAGCCTTATCATAGTTGGGGACTGTTCGAGCGGCACAGGGCTTAATCCTGCCGCCTTGTATACCTTATCATCATAATTCATTGCAGTGATACCGGCATCTTCAAACGCTTCAAGAAGTTCCTGCTGTTCGCGTTTGGTATATCTGGATAATTCTGCCAGAATGTCCTTTAACAGTTCACCGGATTCCTGTAGCGTTCTGATTCTCCACGCATCGGCGTTGGTCAGGATATAATCCTCACCTCTGCCGATTCTTGCCATCATTCTCGACACAATCTCAGAGATGATATATTGATGCAGTTCTTCGGCAATCTGCTCACTGCCCTCTGTTATCCGGCGTAAATATTCTGGGCTTAACATAATTACTCATCTCCAAACAGTTTTGGTTCGTCTGGCTGGGCTTCTTTAACCATTGCTACCGCCTCGTCTTTCGTCATTCCCTCGAATTTCACGAAATACATCCAAGCCGGTACTTTATTTGTAGTAACATACTGCCACCATCTTGCACGGTCGTTTTCACGCACATATAGGATGTCTCCGAAATCATAATTGACTTCATAAGCCCCAACCGGTGCAAGTCCGTACAGGTCAGCGTAAACGTTCAACGCGTAAATAACTTCATCTAGGCAAGACTCTAACTTATCCCTTACATCCTTGACGAATTGCACTGTCCTCTGCTGTTCCGCTTCCACTCCTGTAGCTGTCTGAATGCCGCTAGATTCGTTGAAAACAAAGTATCCGTTGGAGAATCCAATCTTGTACCCTAACTGGCTTAAAATGGCGTTTATGCCACTTATACGGGTATCTGTGTTGAGAACCGGATTGATTTCTTGATAGAACTCTTTCTCGTCCTGTCCGAATACGTTCTTGACAAAGTGTGGTAAGTTCATTTCATTCCGTCTGTTCTCCATGCCCTGTGGTGACATGGCTGATACAGGCGTACCGCTTGGCATCAGCAGTCTATCATCTGCCAGAACTATCTTCTGAGAATCAAAAATTTCTCCGGCGTTTCTGCTGTATGCAATGTCGAGGTCTTTCAGCTCTTCAATAGCTTCTGCGAATATCGGTAATCCAAGTGGTGTACTAATGTCCACATTGTTCGCCTGTGGTGTCCGCAGCACTCCGTATAGAGGTCCGTCCAACTTCTCGCCGTTTGCCTTGAGTATCGGCGGCGTATCTGCCATTAGGTCAGCCCATTTGGTCTGTTTAAGGTCAATCTTATCACCGATTGACTGAGGGGATTTTGATACATAGGCTCTGTTAGAAACATAGTACGGATAAGTTGTCACTCCGTCCACGGTGGTTTCAACAAATCTATGATATTCAAGCCTTGTATAGTATTTCCGTCCAACAGTGTAAGAATCTTTAAATATGATTCCCTTAATCTCCTGATTGTCGTAGTCCACTATCATCACATCTGCCGGAGTAAATACGTCAAGGCTCTCGCCGTTTGGCTTAATGAACACCGTTCCGTAAGCGCAGCCGTATTCTACCCAGTGCCGAATCTGGAAGTATACCTTGTCAATCTGTTCCTGTAACCATGTTGCCCTTGCAGAACCATCTATCTGAATGCCAATCGCCAGTGTTGCAAGTCTGGCAGTCTCAGAACACACAGATTTAGCAAAATTAATCGTCTTGATGTTATTCTTATCATCTAGCCAGTATGGAACGCCTCGATATATGTTCGCACATTTATTAATCAACGATTCCATCTCTGGGAATTCTGCCGCCTGGATATTAAAGTCCTCTTCGGCTTGTTTTTTGAATATCATGTTAAACCACCTTTTTAGTGTTGTTATAAGTCCCATTTAGTCACCTGTCGCAATCTTCTTTCCACACGTCGGACAATAATTAAGATCAAACGGTCTGGAAGTAATGCTTCCTTTTCGGTCTTTCATGTACATGTACAACATACAGCCGTATATATATTTGTTCTTCTTACATTCTGGATTATCATAGTATTCTTTGCAGAAAGCTAAATTATCACAAAATTTACACATTATGCACTGTGCCCCCTTCTCATGGACAATGGACTGGTTGCGTATCTGAGAGAATCTATCCAGTGATCGTTTCCATCTGGATAATCTGCAATCACTTCTCCATTGCTATCTACTTCATGTTCATAATTGATAATTTCCTTGTATGCTCTAGGCGTTCGTGCCGGATCAATGACTAATGTTCGGCACTGTAACCACTCAAAAGTATATTTGCGGCTTCCCGGTGTAACAATGGCCCTACGTGCTGGAAGCCCTGCATCTCGGAAGTCAATAATACTTTCTTCTTCATCAACTCCGCAAGATATTGAATAATCATCATATCCTTTTTTCTTTATCTGGTTAGCCATTTCCTTGTTTCTTATCTTGGAGCCTCCAAGTTCGTCTAATAAAAAAACTTTTTCCTGATTAGGAACATAAGCTACACGGAGAAATGCTTTAGGATCTGGATACCACCCCCAGTCCTGTCCCTGGTAGATACTTTGAAAGCTCTGAATCTCTTCATCTGTAATTTTTCGAATTTCTAACAGTTCGAAAATATTTGTTCCAAGTCCAACAGGAAGACCGAGATATTCATGGTCGTAAGCTCTCTGATTTGTTTTCTTCAGATGCTCTGCATCATCAATAAATTGCTGACCAAGCCATTCAACAGGAACTGATCTATAATCGCTCTTGTGTCTGTAGCTGTCAACTCTCGGTTCCTCCACATACACGTTCGCCCAGTTGCTCCGGCTGATCGGTGGATTAAATGTCTTAAATACTTCAAATTTGCTTCCACCACGAAGTACAGACTGTTGAACTGTACGGATTTCTTCAATTCCGGCAAACTCATCAAGCTCCTCAAACCAAAGGTACTTGAAATATCCTTTTTTTACTTTTATGGACTTTGTTTTCTTAGCTTTATCCAGTCCTCTGAATATGATCTTTTGTCCTGTTGGCTTATACACATATTGCATAGGACTTAAACTGTCAGCCCATAAATCACTTGCTCCAAGCGCATCAATTCCCCATGCGATCTGTTCATACACGGATTCTCTGAGCGTATTACCGACTTTCCGAAAGATTACAGCATTTGACATTAAGCCATTCTCTGCATCCTGCATCATCTGAAACGGAATCATGCCGCCTACAAAAGATGATTTTGTGGATCCACGTCCACCGTACAGATCATAGTAAGTGTGTTTACCATCTAAAATATCCCAAAACACATTGTAAAATGCTGGTGCCACAATCTCATTCAGTTTGATAGCGTTACTTTCCATCCTGTTTCTCCGGTCTTGGAATATTGTTCACAATCGTAATCTTTCCGTCTCCGAAATCATCATTTTTCTTGTCAGCGTCCCAACCCTTGAAGTTGTTTCTAAGACTAAACTGAGCACCATTGGAACCATCACGATCAAACAGTCGTTCTTCTGCATACTGTTCTACTCTGGCTTTCGCGCGCGTAATCGTGTCAACAAACTCTGGTTTTGCTTGATAGTTTAAAAGAGCCTGTCTGCTTGTAAATCCAAGGGCCAGAGCAAGTCCTGTAACGGTCGGAGGGTGAACGTCTACAAAAACGGGAGACCCGAATTTATTAAACATTTGTTTGCCTTTGCTATCAGTTAAAGGATATCCTTTACAATACTCAAAATATTTTTCGATTTTTTTTTCAATTTCATCCACCGTTTTATACATGGGTGGTTTTCCCATTGGCATTCCCACGTTCTCACCTCCAAACAAAAAACTGCCACATATGGCATATAGTCATAGATATATACTATATTACCATACATGGCAGAAAAATTTGTCCCCACATTTTAATATTAATTGTAGTATTATATTTCTCTTAGTTTTCTTAGAGTATCATAAAACATAGCCATTGCCTTGCGCTTGTATGCGTAGAAATCGTCTCGCTTTGCCGGTATGTATTTCGTTTTCATGATACGGTCATAGGATTTGTTTGTTACAATAGATTCATACACCAAAAGTTCAATCCCCGGCGGGCAAGAGCTTATGCAGCAGTGTAAAATATCGTGTCTCTGCTCTGGTGTAGCTTTCTGGCATATATCCTTTAAACGGTTAATGTCTTCTGGATATACGCCGAAATCAACAAGTGACTTTTGTCTGGTACGCATATCATCACCGCCTTTTTATTGCTATTTACGCTTGCCGATAAAATGTGCAATCAAGTAAATAGTGCCAAATGATCCGAATATTATTCCAAATGTAAATGCTATTAAACTATCAATCATTCTTCTTCATCCTTTCTGCTTCTCTCGCCTGTTTCTTCTCAATCCACTTATTAATTTTCTCATCGGAAATCATATACATTTGCTTTAACATTTCGATACAGATCAACACATCTGCAATTTCTTCTATCATGTTATCACGGTTGATTTTTCCACGTTTTGCCTTACTGATTGCTTGGATAAGTTCTGCGCATTCTTCCATACAGACTGTACTTTGATTATTTTTGCCGTAGTGCCAAATACTATCTGCGATAACACCTTTATCAATCTTTATCCCTGTGATTAATCCTGCAAGAGCCTTTTCCCCAGAATCACACGCCCATGCTTCTTTTAAAAATTTTTCACCCCATGTCCCAGTATTTTCGGCTCCGTCAATGAACTGCAAATGCTGATCTCTCATATTAGAAAGAATGTCTCTTGCTTCTTCTGGTTTCATATCAATCCTCCAAATTAAATTCCTTCTTAATGGAATCGTAATCAATGAATACTTGTTTTCTTTTTTCGCATTTCTCGCATTCCAAAATAGCTTTCTCAGTATCCAACTGATACCAAACTAATTTGTATTTATGCGGTTTGCAGAGACACTTGATTTTGCAACCATTCTTTCGCCATCTATTAAATTTATTGATTATTGCGCAGAACAATCCGTAAATAGTAACAGCAACTACACACGTTCCAACCGCCATAATAATTTGTTTTATCACTTCAATCATTCTTCTTCATCTCCTCCAACTTCTTCTCAGCTTCTTCACGAGTGAAGAACCATGTTTTCCCGTATTCTACGTCAACACAAATAACGTTCGGGGCATGAATACTGTCTTTATCACACTGTACGAACCATCCTCTTTGCGAGAATACAATACTGTAAACTTTTTGATGATACACTCTGTTATTTGCTTTATATCCATTCAGGACATTTAAATCATAATTTGTTTTGCTCGGAATCTTATAAATATCGTCACCGATTTTAACTGGCAATCTCACAAGCAAGCCCTGTTCTTCTAACTCTTTGTATTTATTCAGCTCTTTCTGCATTATCACTAATTTAGCAAGTTCCAATCCAGTAAACGCACCGTTTTCTTTGAGTTCCTTTAATTCTTTTGGAGTGCCAATATCTTTATATGATTTTAATTCTTCAAGCCACTCCGCAAGTTGATCGTACTGATTGGCACGTTGTGCACAATTATCGTAATACTCTTTCAAATTAGGAAAATTATATGTTGCTTCGACACAATTTGTTTTTGCTACTTCTTTTGCGTGTTTAATAGCTTCATCAAGTGTTAATCTCTCCATCTACTTCACCTCTCCTGTAATAATTCTTTATTGTCGAAAATGTTGCCAACCGGCATAGCGTATACCATGTCAATCCAATACCCTAAATCTTTTCTAAGGCATTTGTCTCCCGTCCAATCTACATAGAATCCGAGATGTTCTGTTTTCTGAGAATCAAAACAATTTTGATAATATCCATATTTGATTGGAGCATAGATTTCTCCGAAATGATATTTGATAATATCATTCTCCCAAATTTTCTTCCCGTTCTTGTCGCAAAGTCCTGTGAACCGGCAGATGGTTTCTGGATCAACTTCAAGCCACCTAATTAAAGGAGTACAAAAAACCTCAAATATATCATCAATGCCAATGGATATATCAATTCCAATGAATGTCTTGCCATTGCATTCCGCGTAACATCCCTCAACCCATTCACAATTATCAATCCGCTTTGCCTTGAAAAGAATTTCTCTCATTCAACTCCACCATCTTCTAAGATTTTAATAGCATAATCTATAGCTCTGTTCCATTCCAAGTTCTCATCATTGGAAACAATACGAAATCTGTCCATAAGCGATTCCGTAACTTTTTCCGCATCAAATGCTGTCGGCTGTCTGTTAACACAATCAATAAACTCTTTCTGGTCAGAACTAATACTTGTGCCAATTTCCCAAATTTTGATGTATTTAATTAATTCGTCTGCGTCGATTAACCGCATTCCTCATCCCTCCTTATATGGCTCTGGATAGTCCATCCATGCAACTACTGTTCCCCCTAAAACTTTTTTATCCGTTCTCCAAATTCCATCAGTAGTATGCACCTGCTCTACCAATACTGTTCCATCGTCAAACGCAACTGTAGCAATCACGTATTTAGATGTTTTCTCGAACATTCCTCTTTTCCAGTTGTCCGTTCCTTTGAATTTCGCAAATATAGAATCATGTTCTTCTGGCAATCTCTGACTGACCGGAATCCAACCATTTTCTTTCTCGTCCTGTTCCAAATCATTCAGAAGAGTATTCACAATATCCAGCGCACTCCCTGGAAGCCCATGCTTATACTGTGATTTCTTTTCTATCTCAGCTTTGTATTGTTCTAATCTGGTTCGTACTCTGCTCATACAACCACCTCTTCAAAATGCTCATTTAGTATTTCTTGTGATATCTCAATCCATCTGTTAACATTTACTCCGTCAAGATGGATTTCTCCATCAATAATTTTTTCATTTCCTACTTCGTAAACTTCGCCAACCTCAATTTCCATGTATCCGTCAACGTAAAATCCATCACCATCGTATGTATCTAACGTGAACGCTTTCACGCATTTATACTTCATGCTTCCACCTCGCTATCCTCTGGCATCTGGAACGTCATTCCATTTTTGAGCATTTCTCCAAGTTCTCCCGCATGTGCTTTGTTTTCTTCCGTTTTTTGCTTCATACTTAATATCCTACATACTTCTGTAATTACATATTTTGTGTATTCCGAATCTCCATAGGCTTCCTGAATCATGTCCAGTACTTTCATGGCTTTTTCTTTGGTGGAATATTTTCCTAAAATAAAATATCCTCCACTTCTCTGTGCATCCTGCAAACTCCAACATATAACATTCAATGAATCTGGGAGTTTTAGATTAACTACAATGTTTTCAAACTTTACCAGTGCTGTTTTGTCCTGACTTCTGATTAACATTTTGTGTTCTCCTCATCTCTATAATTCATTACAATTGTAATTACCTGTACCAGAACTTTCTGAATCTGATCGTAAATGTGATGATCGTCAGTTCCGAAATGAGAGTTCAGTTTTGCATCTTCCTTGCCTTTCTTGTAGCAATCTTCCATAAATTCAAAACTGTATATATCATCTTCCTTAATAATTTCACCATTATTTCTCCATTCGGCAATCATCGCTTCTTCAACCAGTGAATTTACAACCTTATCTGAATCCTCATTACCGTTCAGGCATTCTACGCAACGGTCAATAAATCCTAACTTGTCAGCGTACATATACGCTTTTGCTGTTCCAGATGTATACTCTCTGAATGCCTGCTCAACCTGCTCTTTGAAGTCCTCTGGCAGATTGAAAATATCTACTTCCAGTCCTCTTGGAAGATTTATTGTGTATTTTCTCATTTCGTGCCCCCTTATTCGATGAAACTCGTTCCGCACTGACAATGATAACTAATATGTCCGTTATACTTACTTACATTTGCAATTACCTTTCTGCCGCATGAAAAGCAAGTTACCTCTTTCGTCAGTGGCTTTTCGTATTCTTCTACTTCTTTATCTTGAATGAATCTCTGACCGCACCAGTGGCACTGCTTAGTGCTGTACGGCATCTCTCCACAAATAGGACATTCTGGAATTATTCCGTAACCATCATTTATGATTGGAAGTTTTATCGGCTCTCGCTTTGAATAGATATTCCAGAGTTCTTTTCTGCGGTTTTCTCCGTCTTTCTCTATTAAAGCCTTGTACTTCTCTTCCTCTTCTTTGTCCCAGTAAATGACACAAGCTTTATCTTCTGGTGAAATGTCTTTGGTGTACGGCTGTGTCGTGCAATGATAGCCTGTTTCACCCTTTCTTTTTCTTGACTGGCATCTCACACAGCCACCACATTTTTTATCCAACAATTCTTCTGGATAAATGCTTGTGCTGGAACGTCTTTCTCTTTCTGGCATTCCGTCGCTGAATTTAATTTCACTCATTATTTACCCTCCTTTTTCAACATCGGAAACAACCATCCGGTCTTTTTGTTTGATGCAATCCAATCAAAATTTAACTCTGATAATTGATACTCTTTATTGCATTTCTCACAGATAAATCCACTCGATTTACTGTATTGCGCTATAATTCCACCGCATCCACATCTACAGTGTCTATAATCCATTTCCATCCTCACTTTCTCCATGTAAGCAACTGACACGCTATTGTGCAGTTAGTACATGATTCTAATACTCAATAAAATCAGATAATTCCATCTGACCAACTACATTATTGTCTTGCATCCACCATAGATAAACTTCTTCGCCACAACTCCACTTCACATCTTTTCCGCGCCGCTTGCGTTCCTCAATCATTCTGTCAAAAGCACGTATATAGGCTTGCTTGTACTTTGGAAAATCATACATTTCTTTTTCCCTCCATTTCTTTGACGCAAGCGGACATCCGATACAGCCAACTCTGTCATATCCACATTTGTACAGCTCACATGTTTCTATATGTTCTGAATTAATAAACTCCCATATATCAGAATCTTTCCAGTCAATGATGGGATTGACAACCATTTTGTTTTTCTGCATACAAAGTTCATTCATTCTGCGATTGGCGTCATTGTCGTTCATTAGCATAATTGATGTGAATTTTTCTTTATTTGCCTTTGTTTCACCAATTTTTTCAAATTCTTCTCTTTCTTTTCTCTGCCTGCTTTCAGCCCATCTCACACCAGTAGCAATATATCTATTTGCACACCCTGTTTCTTTAAGGACTTGACAGCAGTAGCGAACTTGTCTTGTTGGTGGCATCAATTTTAATGGAATCAGTTTCCACATCGTGATATGTTCGCCTTTATACTTCGGCATTTCTATTTCGCATTTAATTCCTTTTTCTTCCAAACTTTTAAATACTTTTCGTATATGTCGTACAGTTTTCGGTGCATCTGCTGTAGTATGGCTATTATGTACTTCAAATGGTATGTCACTCCTGCGAAAGAGTTCTAACATCACGTCTGAATCTTTCCCACCGGAATATGTACACACAAGAGGCTTATTATAATGTTTTAAAGATAATTCAGATGCAAATTGTATTCTTTTAATTGCTTTTTGTTCTAAATCCATAATATTTACACTCCAAATCTTCTGACCAATTCTTTATGCATCAGTTTTCACCTTTGAATAACTCAATCTATACGCCCTCTGCTCTGTCGGATCCTCGCTAACGAGAAATCCGTTGTCTAAAAGCAAATTAAAGTGTTTTCTGGCAGTAGCCATTGAAATGTCTAATCCATCTGCGATATTTCTTGTAGACGGCATATAGTGGTGCTTTCGGTAATATTTCAAGATAAAGTGATATACCGCTTTATACATCTCCTGTCCCTCTTTGTGTTTACGCTCTGTATTGTATTTTCCCATCAGTAACACCTCACTTAATCGTTAATGCGGAATCTCAAATCAAGATTCAGTTCCTCTTTGATTGATCTTCTGTAATCCTCCCAGGTTGCCATATCATCCATCAGATAATCAGCCCCCCCCTGTCCATGCCGTCCATGAATTTCTGACAGCGTTTCTGTCTAAATCCGAAATCATCATGCAAAACGGCAATTCCAAGGATTGCAAATGTATCAAGTGTCATTTCTTTGATCTTCTGTGCAGCTTTATCCAGGTCTTTACTGGCTAAAGAGGTATGTACTCCTGTAATTCCTCGGAATTTTATTTCCCTCTCAAGTGCTTCTATACCGCCATCTCTAACAATTCTGAGTGCCAGGTCAAGGCCGTCCTCTCTCCCTCGCTCATACTCCTTCATTTTGTTCATTGGTTTTCTCCTTGTTCAGATTTTTAGCTTTCTTATGCATCTTGTCCAGATAATCCGCATAGGCTGTAAGCATGTGATCCACAAAGCCGTTTTTATTATATTTGTCCGATACAACGTGTATCTGCTCAACTACCTGCTGCCAGTATTCGTCCCTTTCTTCTATTCCGGCAGTTTGAAGGACCAGTGCCGGAAAGTCGATTTGTAAAAACTTTATGGTGTTCGGTATCTGCTCATGCGTCACTCTCATACTTATACACCTTCTTCTACCTCAAAACTCTGTTCAAGAAGTCTCTCGTTATCCTTGCTAAACGCCTTTATATAGCTCTGTTTTATCGGTCTGATAAAATGTATGCCGTTAGCTGATTTAGCCCGGGAAACAGCCACATAGAACTGTCCAGGATCCCAACAACAAGGATCAATATTGATCTTTTCAAATGTCTGTCCCTGTGATTTATGAATACTGATTGCCCAGGCAAGTTTTACCGGGAACTGAGAGAATGATCCAACTTTCTTACGGACAATCTTCTCTTTCACGATCTTCTGACCATCCTTTTCTTGTTCAGATTCCTCAATAACCTGTTTCTCAATGTCTTTACTGTATCTGTACAAGTTAACTGTTTTACCCTTATCAGTCTTGATAGCCAGATAGGATTCTTCAAATTCTCCGTTATCCACAATTTTCTGAATGATGCCAATCGTTCCATTGACGTAGTTTCCAAACAGATCATTGACTGTAATCATCACTTTTGCACCGATGTTAAGAATTAAGTCCTCTCTGGCAAATGCAATGTTCTTAATATCAGCAGACGTTAATTCTCCGTCAACTGCTGCATGAAACACTTTTTCGGTCTTTTTATCCAGTTTTCCGAGAAAAGTATTATTAATCCGATCAGCTTCAGCATTTGTTCCGACCAGAAACGGTGCTTCTGGTATAACCTTGTCTGATTCGTTATTCTCCAGATATGCAATGGATTTTCTAATATTATTGCCATATTTAATATCATTCAGCACATACTTAAAACCCTCATCATTCTGTCTGCATACCTCATCAAGTTTAATATATTCAAACCCCATTTCTTTCCAGTATTCAGACATGAAAGCATATCCGTGTTCGTACTTTCCGCCCTTTCCATAATCAGATCCATACATCCGGCAGAGGATTTTACGATCATCTGTCGTGATAACTGGTGGAAGCTGGTAGAAATCCCCGATTACGATTAGCTGAATATCTTCTTTATCCTCTCCGCTCAAAAGTCTGTCAACGGCTCTCTCTTTATTCTCCGTGATAATTGTCTTTGCAATCATATTAAACAGGTCGAACCGGCACATGCTAATCTCGTCAATAATAAGAATATCCGCTTCCTTCAAAAGTTCAGCTCTGGATTTCACTTTTTTCTTGTAATCCTCAAATTTGATTGAGATATTCAATGCACGATGCACAGTAGTCGCTCCATATCCGATATTGTCCGCAGCTATTCCAGTAGTAGCAGATACCAGAACGCTTTTACCAACTTTCTCTGCTTCATTAATAAACGTTTGTATAACCGTTGTTTTACCTGTTCCTGCGTCTCCTGTAAGGAAAACATTACTACCAGATAACATTGTATCCAATGCGTACCTCTGTTTTTTATTAAGCTTCTCTTTTTCCATTTTTGTAACCACTCCTTATGCCTTAGTAACCAATTGTAACAATCTGAATTTTCATGCAATTTAATTTTATTTTTTAATTTGTGTAATCATTTTATTTTTGTAACCAATGTGTAACCAACTTTTCAACCACCTTTGTTACACCGCAAACCCTTATTTTATGCGGGTTTCAGAGTTGTGTAACCGTGTAACCAATGTAACCAAGGTTTTCCTATAGGAGATTGCAATGTATATATGATTTTTTTATATATTTTTTTATTCCCTATACACATGCTTTTCCGCGGGTTACATGGTTACATGGTTACAAATCACGAAAACGGAACACTTGTTCCAGTATTGGCAGGTATAAAATCAGCTTCAACATGCTCATTTTCCTGTTCGTCTTCAAGATCTTTTATATCAATAATCTTTACAGCAACAAGTCTCATTACACTTCCCCCATCTCTTTTTATTACCGTATCCCTTTTTCCTGTATGCTTAATTAATTCTCGATTAATCGCCCATGCTGAAAAGGCTTTTCTGGAGAATCCGTTGTTCTTTAAGAGATTTTCAAGAGGTTTCGGATAAAAATACACATATACATCTCCATACTCATCTGGTGTTTCCTTAAATCCCCACTGATCGCAACTGAATTGCGCATCAAAGTGCTGCCCGTACACAGAAAGACTTTCGATGATAAATTCATAGCATCTCTGTCCTTCCGATACGTCTTTCTTGCGTGTAGGTATGTCCACAACATCCTCGACTGTCAGCTCACGTCCATCCTTAAATATGAAATCTGTAGCTAATTTGTCAGCCAGTAGGAGCGTGGATATAGCCATGACCTGTTTTGCCGGAAAATTATATCCATCAAAGCCCTTTTCAATCTCAGACTTCATTTTTTTTAACTCATCCGGTGTAAATTTTTTAAGATTTCCAACAAATACTCTTCCAGCAAAACCATAATTTTTCATTACAGTGCTGTTAATCTCTGCCGGATTCTCGTAAATATCCTCGCAACACTCAATTTCAACAATTCTGTTGATTGCTCCACCGGAATCTGCAAATTCTGAAATAGGATTCTCGCCGTTGCAAATGGTTACATTACTCCATGTATTCTCCTTAGCTGTTCCGAGGTCCTTATTTGATCTTCCTTTTCCTTTACCGGAACAGAGATTGTAAATCAATGTTTCGTAGTTGTCCCTAATATATTGAGAAGCGTTCTTAGAGTCATCGAGGATCATCGGAAAGTTATTAAGCATGTCTGCCCTTGTCTCCAATGACGTATCTGTTGACCGGAAATTCCCAACGTAGGATCCTGGCGACGGGTTTCCCCAGATAGATGCAGCTATGTTGATCGTTACTGTCTTGCCGCCGCCTGTCTGTCCATAGAAGTCTACGATGAACGGCAATGCATCAAGCGGTTGTACAAGCACACTTGCAAAAGATGCTGCCAGTGCTATTCGTGGTTCTAATCGTCCGCACGATCGTAACTGTTTAGCCAGAGTCACCCACTTGAAGTAGTCTCCACTTTCCTGTATACTCTGAAATAGTGTTTTAAAGCGGTATTCGCCGTCAAAGACGATTGAAAGGTCGTAAGGTACAAATACATTGCCATGCCACCCTAACTTGCTCGTAGAGTGCTGTATGTCGATCATATCGGCATTATACATTTCAACGTCCGCCAGATACTTCACAAGAAGCCTTGCATTCTCCGAGTTGACCTGCACACCGAACCTTGCAAGATTAGTTATCGCCCTGGAAGTCACAATGTCGATTTTTGGAACAGTTATTTCTGTCCAGTATCCATCTCTTTTAAAAGCCACTGTGATCTGTTCTTCGCCTGTCTCAATATTTTTCAATCGACGTATCGGCATGATTGGATGGTGGCATACAAGTTCTCTCGCCTTGGATGTTTCAGAAGAAAATATTCCGTTTTCTGTAGCTATCCAGCTGCCACAAGCCATGTTTGGATATTCTTTTCCAATATCATCCTCATAAAAGTTTGTGATATTTTCAACTAACTGCATAGAACGATTTGCTTTTTCTTCTTTTTCCTTGTCCTGTTCTGCTTTCTGGAATTCTTTTATGAATTCCTCGGCTATGCTTTTTGCTCTTACACTCTTCGCCCTGTCCATTAACTTAAATTTAGCTTCCGAACGGTCGATTTTACTTTTTATTGAAAAAAGTTCTTCATACAGTTGCTTCTGCATAAAATCGTTTGCTTGCAAATTTTCAATATTTTCAAGAATGCTTCTCACCTCCTGCCTTAGCTGACAATATTTCATATCTGCTTCTTTCTTTTTCAAGGTTGAACTGGCACATATACCACTCTTCTGAACCAGGAGGGAAGGTTTTTAGCGCTGTTTCGTACATAAGTATGTTCTTTTCTACCTGCTCAAGCTCATTAGGATCCTGAGTGGGATTACATTTTTTTGATTTGATATCTCGCACTTCATGTCTAATCTGGTTGCGGCTTTTACCTTTTTTTGATACATAAGTACCGCCTAGCTCAATGAATGCAGTGCTAAAAGGAACAGATTCATATTGCATCACGAAATCAAACACATCACCGCCGATTCCGCAGCCAAAACAGTAAAAGGAATCATCGTAAATCTTACATGACGCTGACTTTTCCTTGTGAAAAGGGCAACATATAAAACCGGCTCTGTTTGGCTTAAGCCCATATCTAGAAAGAATCTCAGGCATTTTTACCGACTGTTTGATTTCTTCTTTTGTCATGACAGCAACTCCACGATTCGCCGTCCGGTTTCTTCCTTTGTACAGAATTCAAATCGGACGCCGTATTTATCTCTGATTGTGCAAAGAGACTTATATAGCTGACAGCCGTCAACAGCCTTATCGGATATTAAAGTTTTTACTTTTTTGCCGTTTATTGTCCTCCAGATAACTTTGTGTTTTCTTGGATTCTCCCAAAAATACACATCACCAACTGATTTGATATCTGGCCCGTGTTCACATAGAATAATCAGCTGAATACCTGCTTCACGCGCTCTGATAAGCTCTGCCTTGAATCTTTCGTGTTGCTGGCAGACATTTCCACATAGCTCCTGTAAATCCTTTTTACGGTCAATACAGAGCTTTGCATTGTCCAACGACTGATAATCTCCGCAGTATAACTTTGATCGGAAATACTGTACTCCAAGACTGTCAAACTGCTTTTGAATCCGTTCCCATTCCTTTTTATGTTCTCTTGTGTCTGTCTGTATAACCATTAAAAACACATCCTTTTAATTGAATGGAAGCTCTTCCTGTACACTATCCGGAATACTCATAAAATCAGTTCCTGCTGGACTCGCCCCCATAATAGCTTCTTCTTTCAGATGATCGTCATACGCTTTTGTGGTACGCTCTTCTGGAATATCTGCATCTTTGATTCCTTCCAGGCTGCGGAACCGTGCAAGCTTGTGGCGTTTCACTTCTTTATTGTCGTACCAGTCTTTCTCCAGACGGAAGATGCCACCGATCAGCTTGCCTTTGAACTGCTGCCCGAAGTTATCGCCCCACTTAACAGCAAAGCCCGGATTTGACTTTTCTACGCATGTAATGAATGTTTTGAGATTACGAACACCATAATCTACACTCTCGTCAATAACCATGTAGTTTGTGCCTGCATTCGGGTATTTCTTGTCTGGACGAATATCGTTCTCAAACTGCTTCATAAAGTAACCTGCCTGCTCGTCTCCATCTGCAAAATCAAACAGAATAACGAGCATATTTTTAGTTTTTCCCTCATCGTCTGGTTTTGACTGACGTTCAGACACCTGTTTAATCACCATTTTATGACCGCCAAGCTTAATTGGTTCAAATTCTCCTGCTGCCTGTGTTGTATCATACATTGCCGGTTTATTCATCTTTATTCTCTCCCTTTCCTAATTCGTAATAATCTCTAATAATCTTGTCTACCGCTGCCAGATCATTGTCTATGGTCAGTGAATCAAACATACCAATCGGTGATTTGCTGACAGCTCCCTGACTTGCCTGAGTGACAAATAAATGCTTTCCACTCTCTTCAATACAGCGGAGAACAATCGTAAAAAGACCTTCTAAACAAATCTTTTCGTCAAGTAGTTTTCCGATGGTTTTCGGCTTCACATCTCCAGAATCATCCTTTTCTTCATGCATCATCATATATACTATCTTGTCCTGCGGCACTTTCGTGACAATAAACTGGATAAGATTCCAGAAATAGTCTCCGATATCATTGTACAGAGCAAACACTGCATTACCTTTTCCGGAAGAAGCGTGTCCACGCATAAAGTGGTTTGTGATAAGATAACCTGCATCATCAATTACAATTGACTCTGCTTTTGATGCGATCAGGCACTTCATTACCTGCTGGTAATCATCTGTAAACCATCCGTCAATCTTACCTTTAAACGGAAGCGGCTTATTTAATACTCTGATAAGGTTCCAGCTTTTGTTTTGACAGTTTCTGAGACTGGTACTTTTGCCGGATCCAGATTTTCCTATAATTAATACAGGTGTTGCGATAAGTCATCCCTCCTATCATATTTCCATATATATCCATTTGCTGTTTTTCTTTTTCCTTTGCAACAATCACATATATGTGAATTTTTCAATCCCAAATGTCTTGTTGCTTCTCTTATAGATTCAAATTTGTTAATTACTTTTCCAAATCTATCAATTTGCAATACAGGAACGTTTGCTTTCTTTCCATTCTTTATTGCATTTTCCTTGTAACATGGTTTGGAATAATCAATACTAGAATGTCGGTTTTTAGCACCATTTCCATAATTCATGTTGTATTTTGCAGAGCACCATTCCAAATTATCCAAACAATTATTATCCTTATTTTCGTCTATATGGTTAACCTGTGGGAAATTATTGATATTCGGTAAAAATGTCTCTGCCACCAACCTATGAACCAAAAGTCTTTTAGAACCTTTTTCATTAAATAGTTCTACTGAATGATAGCCTGTCTTTGATATATTGTGCTTCAAATAACGATTTTTTCTTATGCTAAAGACATTTCCAAATTCGTCAATCGTATAATTCGGATAACACAATACTGGTGTTGCCATTGTTATTCCTCCTTATACGATTTCTGAGCCGCTAAAAGCCCATTTAGAGCCTGTACGTAGCTCGCCAGCGTCCTCGCCTTATACGAACTCTCGATGTAGTTATCAGCTACAAGGGAAAGCTGCTCGTCTATCAGAGCAAGGATTTCATCAATTCTCTCCTGCATCTTTTCTCACCTCGCTAAAGAAACAGTAAACATTGTCAGAACCATCTCCCCGTGCCGGATTCTGCTCGCCATTTGGAAAGATTCCACCAGCGCAATGATACTCAAGATGATTCAGATACATGTCCGGGTTCTCCCAGTCAAGAATGTACGCTTTCCGCCTGTTCAGCTCCTCCAGAAGCTCGTTCACTGTCGTTATCAATTCCATTGTCGGCAAGAGCTTCAATTCCATTTGATTTAGCATTTAACGGGCACCTCCCATCCATTAAGAGTCTAAGAAGATGTGCTTTTGCAAGTTTGCACTGATTGGCTGATTCCTCTTTAAGCAATTCATTATCAAAATAGATTGTATAAACGCCATCCATTTTCTTTCTAGGCTCCCACTTTGAATTCATAATGCAGATAATGCAAGCATGTACATGCGAAGTGATGTCAAACGAAACAAAATAATCTGTTTCGTTCGAAACTCTCCACGCTAATTCAAAAAGCTCTTTGATTTCTTTTTCAAACATTTCCGCTCTCCTTTCTTAAAGTAGTGCTAAATACGTAAACAATGCGAATACAATACCCGCCAGGACTTGCTGCAAGTTCTTCTCCCACATCCACACTGGAAGAAAAGTAAGCAGAATCCCAATAATCGCACTGACTACGATATCCTTTCTGTTTTGTCTAGGTGATTTCATTCTTTTCCCTCCAAAAAGAAAAAGATTACAGACTGTAAGCGATATACCAGAAGATATTAGTAATGATTAACAGCGCGGCAGTCAAAAGCCATGCACTGAACCACTTCTTAGTCTCTCTCTTTGCTTTTTTCACGATTTCGGTAGCCAGCATTGTTTCCAAATCGTTCCATGTAATCTTTTCGTTGTTTGTTGCATTTTTTTTATTTTCCATGTTATTTTTCCTCTCGCTTAATATTGACTTTTTAGCGGATAGAGGATTATAATTTACCTGTATCCACTAAGGTTGGTTTAGTGGCTTACTGCTCCGGGGCGGAGGTGTCGACTCCCTCCGGGGCGCTTATGCCAAATTTGCTTCTTTTCTTCTGTAGTAGTCCAAGATAATTCTTGAACATTCATCGACAATCCTTTGATTGTCCTCAGCTGTGTTGTCTTTGCAGTAATCATCATGTATTCTGATTACCCCAGACCCCATTTTGATTGTTTTGATTACTGCCATCAGTAAACCTCCTTTTTATGCATTCACTATGTTAAGATATGCTGTTTTTCACATTTCTGTTTCTAATTAGAATCTGCTTCTTCACGAGTATATGGAATCTCTTTAAAATCCCGATCTTTTTCATATTTGAAAATACTTCCAATCTCGCATTGGTTATATACTTCCTCAGTTACATAATAAGTAGCTGTGTCATATTCTTTTTCTTCCTCATTGTAATCACGAATATCTATTTCATAAGAATCCGAATAGTAATACACATAAGGCATTACAGTTGTATATGACATCGTTCCATCAGTATGAACTGTAGAGATTAGAACTGTTTCTGTATGCGCAGGAATAAATTCTTTATTGTAAATTTCGCCCTCTTTCAGTTTCTCTTTACAGCCAGAGAGAAAAACAATCCCTGCAACTATCGGAATAATTAATAATTTCTTCTTGATATGCGCTCACTCCTTTCTTGTGATATACTCTCCTGTGAAAGGAGAGATGTTATGGAAATTTCTGGTTCACAAATCAAATTGTTAAAACGTCTTTATAAAACTGATATACTGTTGTCTGATTTTTCCGATTCAGAAAAAGGAGAAATAGAATATCTTGGGAAACGCGGGTTCATTAAATACAGTAAAGAAGATACCGATTCTAGAATCGCACCAACCATTGTCTGCATTCAGTCATCCGGAAAAGCTTTTTATGATTCTTATGTAAGAGACTGCAGACGGTGGTATATCCCTGTTGTCCTGTCCATTGTTGCCATCGTAATCAGCTTATTTGCACTGTACAAATCTGGACAGGTAATCAATGTTTACATTGACGAAAACAAAATGAATACGGTCACAGCTGAGAATCCTCCAGCAAATGCAGATAACAAATAGGGGAAATTCGGATATCTGTAAATGATTGGTAATCCGTCACCATACTTGCGCAATGCTCTGTGTGCTTGTCTAGCCATTTTCCCATGTGAATAATGAGGGTCACTGTTTATGGAATCCAGAATTTCCCATTTTGTCATGTTGTCATATTTTGACGGTGTTCTGTGGAACATTTGTTTTCACCTCCATCTGCCCTGCCATCATCAGCACCGGTAGGGCGTTTCCGGTGGACGGTCATTGCTGACTTTTTTATTATTTCATCTGTCAAATTTTCGTGTTATACTCTCCTTTGGAAAGGAGGAATTTGCTATGCCCGATAATTTTGGTTTAAGTTACAGTGAACTTTCAGAAATCCGTACTATCAATCCAGAACTGGCAGCACACAATATTGCTTTAGCTTATATCCAAGCAACTGCACAAGTTAATAAATTAAACAGCGAAGATGAAGTTGATTCTTCTGATGTACTGTCACTGTCCAACCAGTATGTACAAGCCTATAACTATGCTTATAATTTTGTCGTTCATGAAAATAAGATTATAAACGAGGCTGAATAGTATTTATTAAGGTGTCTGGACTCCGCTTATACATTTCTTCCATAACAGAGTCCAGATGCTTACGGGCAACTTTACTTTCTGCGATTGTCAATTCTCCCATTGCCATTACGCAATTTTCTACTGCCCTGAGAATCTTTTCTTTATCATATCCAAGCATCTCTAAAGCATAGTCTGTAAGTCCTGCAACTGTTTTTTCTTTCATGTATTCTCACCTCCTTGCAAGTTAAGAACTTTGAACTTTTTCTTTAAAAAAATAGTCTTGTATATCATCAGCAGAAAGTTCCAACAGATTGACTGCTTTGCAAATATCTGACTGCTTCCAAAACAACTTTCCGTTGAGTTTCAGTGATAATGTACGTTCCGACCACTTCATAGCATTTGCAAAGGAACTCTGACTATCATATTTTTCAATGATTCTTCCTTTGAGCTTACTGTAATCAAATGCCATATTTCACACTCCTTTCTAGTTCAATGTTTTGAACTAATTATAATATAACACTGCGTTTTCATTATGTCAATACATATTTTCAATATTTTTAACTTTAATGTTTTAAGTCTTGAACTTTTGTTTAATATGTGATATATTATCATCAGAAAGCGAAAGGAGAATAATATAATGGAAAAGGTTAGTTCATCAGAAAGATTTAAAACATTGATGGACGAACGCAATCTGAGACAGGTTGATATTCTTAATCTCGTTCTTCCATACTGTAAGAAATACAATGTGAAAATGAATAAGTCGGATATTAGCCAGTACGTTTCTGGAAAGACAGAACCCAGTCAAGAAAAACTGGTTGTCTTAGGAATGGCATTAAATGTCTCGGAATCGTGGTTGATGGGATTTAATGTAGGACGTGCCAGAAAAGACACTTCCGAACAGGCGAGAGAAGATTTTAATCTGATTTCAAAATTCTCATTATTAAGCGAGCGCGACCAGAAAATTGTTTTAAGTCTAATTGATTCCATGCTTTCTAATCAATAAAAAAGAAGTGGGGCTTAATTGCCCCACCTCTCCAGAAATAGCTTTATGAATGTGTACAGGTACTCTAATGTGCCTATTTTTTTTATTCCGTTTATCATTTCAATAATTTCCTTCTTGTAATCCATTTTCCGTCCCTCCCAATATCGCACAATAAGAACATTTGTTCTCTTTTACATTATCTTTGGTACGATAAAACGGCATCGGCAGACAAATCCCTCCTTGCTAACTGCCAGTGATAAACCGGAATGTGCGTAATCGTAAAGAAAATATTAGCACTATCGAATATAAAATGCGTTTTACGTGGAATTATACGGTATAGCAGCACAAAAATAATCTGTATCTGGTTAGGAACGCTCCTTCTGACTGTAGAATGTCTGCTAGATTGCCGGACAAGGCTGACCGTAGAATTTTTACATGAGAGATTGCGTGTCCGACTCGGAACATGAACTATGTAACTGATTATCAATATTATTCCGACAAAAATTATAACTTTTTTGGCTAATTTCAAAATACCGCCTCTTTTTTTAGACAAAAACAACTTTACATGATGTATATAATAGCACATTTTTACATTGTTTTAAATAAATCCGACAAATTTCGAAACAAAAATTTTAACAAAAATATTCTAAAACTTTACAATATGTGCTAGAATCAACTCAAAAGTATAAGGAGGAACTGTAGTATGAGTACAGAGAAAACAAAGAAATGCAAGTATTGCAAAACAGAGATTCCGGCAGATGCCAAGGTATGCCCACAGTGTCGAAAGAAATTAAAAGGTGGAAAACTCAAATGGGTTGTACTGATAATCCTTGTCGGAGCGATCATCGGAGCTGTAGCGGGTGAAAGCGATTCGGAATCAGGTAAAAGTGCAACAACGGCTACTTCTTCAGAAAAGAAAGAAGCTGCGCCGATCGAGTATACCACTGTTTCCGTTAATGATATGATGGCAGATCTTGATAACAATGCCATGGGAGCATCTGATAAATACAAAGATAAATATCTTGAGATTACTGGAAAACTTACAAACATTGACGCTTCTGGAAAGTATATTAACTTGATGGCTGATGGAGACTTTGAGATTATCGGAGTTCAATGCTACATAAAAAATGATGAACAAAAAACAAAAGTAGCTTCCATGACCAAAGGAGAGACAGTTACTTTAAAAGGAAAATGTACAGATGTTGGAGAAGTCCTTGGATATTCTCTTGATATTGATGAAATAGAATAAATAATAAAAAAGCCGGCTCCTGCGACCAACGGGAACCGGTTTTAATAAATAAGATAATCTCGGAGAAAATCTTACCTACACTATGATTATATCATCTCCTGGATTATCGCACAAGTTAAAAAAGGAGAATGATAAAATGAATGAATCAGTATGCATCTATCTAAGGAAATCCAGAGCCGATCGGGAAGCTGAAGCACACGGAGAGGGTGAAACTCTTGCCAGACATGAACGGATCCTGTTAGATCTTGCAAAGAAAAAAGAGTACACCGTAGGCGCTATTTACCGGGAAGTGGTATCTGGAGAAACTATCGCCGACCGTCCTGTTATGCAGCAGCTTCTACATGAGGTAGAATCCGGTATGTGGGATGGAGTTCTGGTTGTGGAAGTTGAACGACTTGCCAGAGGTGATACTATTGACCAAGGCATTGTGTCAAGGGCTTTCCAGTATTCTGACACGAAAATTATTACCCCCACAAAAATATATGATCCAAACAATGAATTTGATGAAGAATATTTTGAGTTTGGTCTATTTATGAGCCGAAGAGAATATAAAACCATCAAGCGCCGACTGAACGCCGGAAGGATCTCATCAGTAAAAGAAGGGAAATACTGTGGTAACAAACCACCTTACGGATACGAAAGAGTAAAACTTGAAAAAGAAAAAGGCTATACTCTCCGACCTGTTCCGACTCAAGCTGAGATTGTAAAAATGATCTACACCTGGTATGCCGGTGATGGCTGCGAACAAATCGGAATTGCGAAGATTGCACGGAAATTAAATGAAATGGGAATAGAATCTGCACTATGCGGCGACTGGACTCCTGCCAGTATACAGGGAATTCTGACAAATCCGGTATACATCGGGAAAATAAGGTGGAATGGGCGAAAAACTGTAAAGACTATACAGAATGGCCATGTGGTCAAGACACGCCCACGGTCCAAGGACGTCCTTGTCTGTGAAGGATTACATCCGGCTATTATACCAGACGATCTGTATAATTCTGTACAGGAAATACGAAAAAAGAACCCGCCTCGCCCAATCAGTATAAAAAACTCAATCCGCAACCCGCTTTCCGGAATTGTCTATTGCAGCAAATGCGGTCGTGCCATGGTTCGCCGTCCTTATCAAAAGCGCGGGCAGGAAGATACCCTCATGTGTCCATATACGTCTTGCCCTACAGTAAGCAGCAAGTTGTCTTTGGTTGAAAAATCTGTGATTGATGGAATTAGGGAGATTGTGGAGGAATATAAGTTAAACAATGATATTAATACATCTTCAAAGGCTATTGATTGCGGAATAACTTCTAAGCAGAATCTTATACACGAAAAAGAAAACGAGTTGGAAAGCTTGAACTCTCAGAAAGCAAAACAATATGATCTGCTTGAACAAGGCATCTACACCACAGAGGTTTTTCTTGAACGTGCCAAAACAATAGCCGCATCTATCCAGTCATGCTCCGATACTATAGAAAAATTAAAAGAAGAAATCAAACATGACAAGAACATTATAAAACAACAGTCAGATTTTATCCCGCGTTGTGAAGAGTTGCTTGATAACTATTGGAGCCTTGATACGGAATCAAAGAATAGAATGCTTAAGAGTTTAATTGAAAAGGTTGTCTACTCAAAAGATACCAAAAACGCTTATGGGAAGGGCGATGAGATTAGTTTTCGGCTCGACATTTTCCCGCGAATCCAGAAAAAAAGTTAATGATATCATCTATGTGCTGGCGAACCGGCTCATTGATGTTGTCATTAATCAAAAAAGAAATTCCCGGGGTTAATTCCCCGGGATATTTTTACTGCTTCTTAATATATTTTGCAGATACAAAGCCATAATACTTTCCTGCAATACGGATATAATACCATTTGCTGCCGTTTTTATCTTTCTGGGTAAAATTCATTACCTCCACTTCATTCCCCTGGTTGAGTTTTGGGTACTTTTTAATGTTCGGGTACTCAGTTCCAGCCCAGGTACGCACATTAAGCACAGTGGCGGTTACATTCCCCTTGAAAAGCACCTGTGTCTTGTCCTGTTTTCCTGTAATGGTAGCGGATGCGGGGCCACCCTCCTTTGCTAGATATCCAGTCCAGATCCAGCCAATACCGATACCGGAAACTTTTACATGCGTCCACTTTTCGCTTGTCTTTCCGTCAATTTCAACAACGGTTCCTTTATTGATTGAACCCATAACGTAGCCATTCGGTGCCTCACGGACGTACAAGTCATTCACGGTTGCAGTTCTGATTCCAGTCTTTTTCCATGTGGCTGTATCTTCGTAGGATTCCCAATCAATCCAAACATATCCATCAATTGCTGGATCGTTGATGGAATAGGACTTATTGCGAACCGCTCCGCCATTTGCCACCACGCCAGTTACACTAGAAGTATTTCCTTCGTTTGTATAGATTCTCGAGCTGTCAAAACTCTTCACACTTCCAACATGAGAACCATTGTGAAAGATTACAAGTGCTCCGACTTTTGGCTTGCTGTGCCAAGTTCCGTTTGTTTTAGCATGATTAGTGATTGATACGCAATTGTAAAAACCTCCGCCCATGATCTTTAATGCTTTGGTGATTCCGAGAACTTTCAACAATTTCCAAAACTGAAATTCCGCACACCACGGCTGCCCCTGGCATCCTGGCTGTCCCCAGCTATTTACATCTCTTGCAAATTTGGTGTAATTGTTGTATCCTGCATTCTTTTTAAAATCATCCAGATAGGAATTACTTTTCTTTTCAAGGTACCCGCCGTTGGATGCGTAATAATCACCAAGGTTTAAAAATTCCTGTAATTTGCTCATTATATCATTCCTTTCATATTGATAAGTACATGATACAACGAGCAATTGTGAATTTCAGCCCCACATTTTTATATAATATACCTACCATGATTAAATTCTCTGTCATAATGACATCACCTCCTTACCACAAATATAGCTGTACCGTGACAAGGAGGCTATAATTTCCGCAGCTCTCTAACACATAAAATAGTGAGAGCAAGTCATTTGTTTCGTTAAAAGAAAGTATAAAATATTCCGGTGATGATTCGGCTTTCAATATTGTTTCAAGTGATTCAACCATATATTACCGAGCGGTCGCTCTAAACGTTGCCCATCCAGTGTTACTAGGATCTGGTGGCATACTCATCGGTTATTGCTTTAATCGTAATTATCAACGACAAATATATTATTCTAGTCAAATAATTGCTACGCGTACTTGCTACGGAGGTACTTGAAATTCGTGGGAAAGAATAAAATGAATTAGAGAATGCAATTAAATATTGTTTGTTTCCCATTAATGTAATTGAGGTAGCTGAATTTGCGGAAACGGATTCTTTTTTAAAGATCATTGTTTTTAACTAACCAGAAATAAAATTTCACCTCTTATTCGACTGCTGTTCCGCGTACCCTTATAATAGATTTTGTTTTCTGACACTTGAATATAGGAATCAGCTAATCCGCTATTGATTGCAGCAAAAGTCATTTCTTTTGCACTAACAGATAAATCAAGCAATATATCACCATCATCGAAAAAATTTTTAGGATATAAATTCATATATACTAAACATAGCTTTCCAAAAACGATGCATCTTGCGAATGAATTAGTAGAAATATTATCTCTGAGAGTTATTGAAAATGTCTTGCCAGAAGTCTCACTATTTAATTTGTTAATCGCCCCGATAATGGTCTTATTTTCGGTTGCCAATTTACTGATAACAGCCGTTGACATTTTATCCACGACATAATCCCAAAACTTGCTCATTAATCCGCGCTTGTTCTTTTCGTCAGTGGAATCCAACAGCATAACTTCATCATTATCTGATAAAGCTGTATCTTTTTGTGTGTAATTTTTCCAAGTATTATTAGCCATAATTTATACCTCCATTGAAATATGTTGTTTGATAAGTTGCTTTAATTCATTCAATTCCGTTCTCACGGAATCAAGCTCGGATTGTAGATTTTTAACTTTTTCATGCTCATTTTTCAGCATTGCGAACATACAGGGAATCATAATACGATAGTTCCAGTTCTCAGCCTTGCCTTTTTCATTATGATCGACAGCTAATGGAAATCTTCGGTCAATGTCCTCGGCTATAAACATCGGCATTTCTTTACCGTATCGCTCATCTTGCTCGGATAAATATCCGTCTTTGTATTTCGCCCAGATTACTTTGATTCTGTATAGGTCTTCCAGTTCGTCTTCTTTGATGGATTTCCCAAGCACTTTGTAGCGAATGGAGGATGATGAGGAATATCCAACATACAAATATGATGGGTTAAACATCATTGGATTACCACCTGTTAGTGATTTCATCCCTTCTATCATAAAATTTTGCGCTACTTTAAGAATCAAATCACCGGTTATTGATTGCAAGACAACATTTCTCTTATTTTCATATTGTGCTGATAAATCAAGGAGTCCATCAGTTATATTTCCAAATCCTGCGCTAAATATAGATTCTTTTATCTGCGCCCATTCGTTTCCTTTTATGTTTTTAAATCCATCTGTATTATTTATTTTGCAAATAACATTTTCACTAGCGTCATACACCTCAAAAGTGCCATATCCATTATTTGGACCGCCGAGCTTTAATGTACCACCCTTGGCGTAAGTGAACGAAATATATAGTTGATTGCCTTCTTTGTAGATTCCTTTGATTGAGCCATTATTAGTAAGAAGATCAAATATCTCTTCGTGGGTAAGTGCGTCCACATCTATCACCACAGGGACAGATTGCATATCCAGCTGATTTGTAGTTCCATCTGCTGCATA